GCTTAGATCAATCGTCTTTTGACAGCGATAGTCATAGACTTGAAGCGTATTGTGCATAAGACATTCATAGAATCGGTTTGCCATAAACGCATAGTTTTCATGCGTATGCTCATCTTCAAAGTAAATGGAAAGCATAAAATCCTTTAAGCGCAGACCGACAGGTTCAAACAAATCGCATTTAGACCCATCCCAAACTAGCTTTTCTATAAATTTAGCTTCAATTCCAGCAGCTTGATACTTCAAGTGATTTCTACGATTTGAGCTAAGTCGATAGGAAACATTGTTGTAGTCCATCATGTCTGTAATTCGGTTTTTCCTAAAAGTGCCGTAATAAAGAATTTCATCCCTAAATTCATGGTTTTTTGTCTGTTTATAGGTGTTTTCGTCAAATATCAAAGTATTGAGATTTACAGTAAACCAGTTGTTGATCCAATCATTTAAGGTCTTTTCATTGACTTTTTTACGCAAAATCCAAGGTCTATAACCTGATCTTGGGTTGTTGCAGATCATGTCGTATTGTTTGCCGTATTTGACAGTCCATTTTCTGAGCAAAATGTTATCTTCAACATCATGGTCATTCATAAGCCAAAAGACTTTAGCTTCAGGATTGTTATCAAGAATCTCTAAATAAGCGTTGTATTTCATGTAAGGAGAGGCATAAACGCAGATAATTGCATCATAGGAATTGTTCACCACGCTAGGAATATGCTCCGCATGACTTATCAGATCACAATTCAAATATTCCTTCAAAATCACAGCGTTTTTAACATGAACCATTGTGTAATTGGATTTAATCTCACGCTTTTCACAAGACTCAATAATCAAAGTTTTCATTAAAAAGGCGCATCCTCAAGCATTAATTTGGGTTTTGGTTGTCGAACATAGACATAACTCCAACCTGATCTAAGGCTGCAAATTTCCTTAGCTTCATGCAGAGATCTGACTTTCCGCATCAACTCTCCCATTTCGTCATAAATGTAATATCTAAACATCACGCAACCTTTCTTTTCTTGTCCCTTTGGTCAAGGATAAATTTCTTCATCTCAAAATAGCTGTTAAATCGAGCTAGGCGAGGATCTGCGTTACATTCGATCCTATACGCATCCTCTATCTGTTTGTCGCTTCCTAGAGGCATTTCTGAGGCTTTCTGAGCCATTTGCTGAACCCATGAAGCCTCAAATGATCTCCAACCCTTAAAAATGATGGTTTCTAAGACATCCGATAACGGCATTTTGGCTAATTCGGCTTCTTTGACCAATCTTGCAAGAACTCGGTCTGTTACAGGAGCTTTGAGTCGTTTCCTATAAACCAAAAAATCATTCCATAAATCAAAACTCACTCCTTCAGGAGTGGGTATAGTTTTTATATGGTTCTTGGTTCTTGGTTCTTGGTTCTTGGTTGGCATTAGGGGGTGATTAGGGAGGGGTATAGGGGGGGTATCGCTACCCTTATGCCACCTTAATGCTGCGCCTTTGCGACCCCCATCTTTCATAGCTTTGTATTTGGCTATTTCCACATCAGCTCTTTTGTTATGCCAAGCATCATTTTCATAAACAAAAAACTCATGCAAAAGACTGCCCACAATCTCAAAGCTAGACCTTACCTTACGAGCCAATTTAGCCGTATCCGTAAAAGGTTCTTCGGTTTGGTAATAAAGGTCAATCATGCGCCTGTAAGTCAAATCTTCCTCATCCGTAAGATGGGAGGTATGACTGAGATAATCCCCTATGTGAAAAGGGTAAAAATTCATCTTTACCCCTTAAAAAGATCAGGTCTGAGCATTTCTTTGGTCAGTCTGCCTTCCGATAGCTCTATGAGCGTTCTGATGTGTTTTACAGGTATTTTGCCTCGTTTAGACCATTGGTAAATTGCGTTTTCCCTTACTCCTAAAGGCTTTGCAAGGTTAGCCAATACCCCAAATTCCAACTTTAATTCGTCAAATGGTTTCATATTATCCTTTCGTAAGAAACAGACTAGATCATATACCAAAACGAAAACAATGCAAAACCCTTATATTAGGGAAAGCACTTAGAAACTAATTTTATAAAAGTGTTGCAATCTGTCTTTTTGTGTATAATCGCTCCATGCAGTAAATTTTTTAACCAAGTGATGAAGGGAAAGTAAAGATGAAAAAAGAAATTCAAATCAGAGGTAATTGCCAATGCTGCGCTAGAGAGCAAGCTGTAGTTGGTGGTCTTATGTCTAAGCATGGTTACACAGTAGAGCATGGTTGGTTTCAAGGTGTTTGCTCAGGCAATCATTACCAACCTATGCAAGTTTCTAGAGTAGAAACAGATCGTATTGTTTCTGAAATTCGTGCCGAAATTCCTAAGCTGTTGGCTAAAGCAGATCAATACGAATTAGGAGCTGTAAAGCCTGAGTTTGTAACAAAAAGAGTTTTGGATGTTGAACTCAGAAAATGGGTTGATGTAAAAATTGCTTTTGCTGAGGCTACTTTGCTTGAGCAAAGCAGAGCTGTAGATCAAATTGTTTGGGGTTTGAGGAACAAAGCTCGTAGTGGCAAAGACTTTGCTAACCAGTTAGAAAGCATTGCTAACAAGGTTCATGGAACACCTTTGATTGAAGTAGCCAAAAAGGAAGTAACCCCAATTTGTGTAGGTGATAAGAAACTAAGCAAGGAATCAGGTTCTGTATTTACTTGCTTCAAGGTTGATGGAGCAAGGGTTTATTGGTCAGCTACAAGAGCCTCTGATGGCAAAGAAATGCGTAGTTGGATGGGTTCACAGGCTTGGAGAAAGTTAGAAACAGTTTAAAGATGGATAGCCCTAGAAATAGGGCTTTCTTAAATATTTAACAGAAAGTGTTGCAAAGTGATTTTTAGTGTTATACTAATTACAGTTCAACAAGTGATGAAAGGAAACTACCATGTCAGTTAGAGCCACATTTACAACTAAATACGCATCTATGCAGTCAGAATTTGGCGAGTCTTATGCCAGCAAGTTGTTTGGTGATTCAATCAACAAAGTTCCTAAATATTCCAAGGGTAAGAACAAAGGAAAATACAAAGGTCAGTTGTCTTGGACTAAGGTTGATTCAGGTGGTTTTGTTAAAGAGGCATATAACGCTAATGGTGGTTATGTTGAAACTCGTAAGGGTTGGGTTGTAGAAGCTGAAATTAAAGATGTTTTTACTCATGAAGTTTATGTGTCTTTGAAAAGAAACACATTTGATAATGAAGTAGTTGTTAATTGATGAAAGGAAATTGTATGCAAAAAGAACCTAAATTGTGGGAAGTCCTAGCCTCTTGGATTATGGGAGCGACTATTGGAATCTTCCTAGCTCTTGTTTATATCTACAGAACAGGAGGCTTCTAATGGGTATGTCTAAACATGATGCTTACTATGAGCCTCAAGATTATGATGATCGCTCAGACGAAATCGAATACAGAACCTACGAGCTGATGAAAGTAGGTGGTGAATACGATTACAGAACAACTCAAGCTATAGCTGAGGCTATGGGTGATTTAGATGCCGAAAGAGCTGATGCTCTCCAAGCCATGATTGATACTGGAGATTATGAAAAGATTGGCAGAAAAATAATGATGATGGCTTCGGATTACATGGAGCGTTTTGCCAAAGATGCAGCAGAAAATGAAATCAACGACTAAAGGAAAAGTGATGAAAACATATCAAGAAATTAAAAGAATTAATGTCAATGAGCATACAGAGAAGAAGGGTAAGTTTACCTATCTATCTTGGGCTTGGGCAGTCGATCAGCTTCTACAGCTTGATTCAACCGCTACATGGGAATACAAAGAACCTGTTTATTTCAACGAAACTCTAATGGTCTTTTGTTCAGTAACAGCTTTTGGCAAAACCATGACAGCTCAGTTACCAGTTATGAACATGAACAAAGCCATTCCTAATCCTGATGCGTTTCAGGTCAATACAGCTATGCAACGCTGTCTAGCTAAAGCTATAGCTCTGCATGGTCTAGGACTGTATATCTACGCTGGTGAAGATATTCCTGATGAGGAAGAAGTAGATTTAACCAAGGAAACTAATTTTTGGTTAGAACAAATAAATTTATGTAAAAACATTGGAGAACTAAAAGATGCGTATAGCAAAGCCTATGGAGTTGTTTCCAAAGACAAGTCAGCAATCGCAAAGATTTCATCTGCCAAAGATGCCAAAAAAGCAGAATTGGGAGCTTAAACCAATTTTTGATGCGATCTTAGCAAAAGAAAAGGAAGCTAGGAAAAAATGACATTTTTAATTACATTCCTAGCTCTTACTGGTCTTATTTGTTGGATTTTTATTTTGTTTGTTCTTATTTATATTTATTTGGAGAAGTAATGACTACATTTACGACTGAAGATCGTATTGCAGCGATACAGCAAGGAACTGAGGAATGGCATCAGCTCCGCTTAGGCAAAGTTACCGCCTCTAAAGTTGCTGACATATTGGCAAAGACAAAATCAGGAGCTTCAGCTAGTCGAGGAAACTATCTGATTGAGCTTGCCTTGCAACGAGTTACAAAGACCATAGAAGAATCTTATAGCAATTCCGCTATGGAATGGGGAGTTGCTACAGAACCCCAAGCTAGAGTCGCTTATGAGGTTTCAACAGGTAACTTTGTGGATCAAATAGCTTTTGTAAATCATCCAACAATAGAAGGCTTTGGATGCTCTCCTGATGGTCTTGTAGGAGAAGGATTGATTGAGATCAAGTGTCCTAATTCCGCTACCCATTGGAGCTATATAAAGGCTAATGAACCGCCTCAGAAATACATCATTCAGATGCAAGCTCAGATGTCAGTTACAGGAGCTAAATGGTGCGACTTTGTGAGCTTTGATCCTCGTATGCCTGAAAGAAGCCAACTGCTTATTATCCGAGTCAATCGAGATAACGAATTTATTGCAGAAATGGAAAACGATATTAAGCAATTTTTGAGTGAAGTAGAAGCAGAAGTGAATCTTATGGAGAAACGGAATGGGAATTAAATACTTTGTGAAGGCAGCAGTATCGGAATTTAAAGGTGATGATGGCACTATGAAAAAACGCTATCAGTCTATTGGAGTTGTCATGGAAACCAAGCATGGATTAATGCTCAAGTTGGAATCAATCCCAATCTTTGCTATGAAAGAAGGATCTATTCTTGCTTACCTAAATGTTCCTGAAGATAAAGAAAAGCCAAGCAGTTCTTTTAACAAAATTGAGGATGATGTTCCATTCTAAGGAGGAGTGATGAAAAAGATATTGTTAGTGTTGATTTGTGGGATTTTAGTTGCTTGTTCCAGTAATCCAACTGTGTATAGCCAAGCGCCTTCTCAACAGTTAATATTAGATAAACAAGTTGCTGCTTTAACTAGAAATGAAGTTATCAATGGTGTTACAGAATGTGAAGGAGCTGGTCTAAGAGCTGTAGTAATAACAACCAAGCGTTCTATTAACGGCTTTACTACTGATATTCCTGTTGAAGTAACTTGTATGCCTAAACATAGATACTATTAAGGAGAATTTATGGAGCATATTTGGACTACGAGTGGAACAGATATAACGATTAGATGGAGGCTTAATGGTTGGACTCCTCCATCTGAGCTTCAGGAATACAAAGATAAATGGGCTTACTGGCAGAACCTTCCGTTGCGTAAATTGGATGATGAAGCTAAACAGCAATACGAACAGGTTTTAAGAAAAGCTAAAGTAGCGAGGATCAAATGAACTATGAAGATGTTCCATTTGCAGGAAAGATTCCAATTCCTGAAAACGACTGTGAAAAGGCTTTTTTTGACACCTTTCCAACTTGCTTTAACCCAAATGATGCAGCAATGCAAATATGGACTTTAGCTTGGCAAACTAGCCGACTTAAAACTTTGGAAGAAGTAAGACAAATAATCCGTAACAGCTAGTTATTTCTTCATAGGATGAGCCTTATCCATAGGCTCTTTCTCATGCTTCTTTAGTTCTTTGCCAAATTCATAGACAGCGTTACGCAATTTAATCATCTGCGCTTCTTCACGCTTTTCATGCTTTTTGGTTTCTTTAATCATTTTTAAGCTCCTAAAATATCCATAGCTTTATGGATCTTGTTGATTCTATCCTCTAAACCAATAATTCCACCATTTATTCTTTTTGTGATGGTAGTCCAATCCTCAGAATCGGCTAGGGCATTTAAACCCCTTTTGTTCCAAAACCAACCAGCCGTAAGACTAGCGTTCTCAGGCTCTAAAACAAGCTCAGGATGCTCCGCAAATGGTTTATCTAAGGCTAACCCACAGACTGTATAGTTTGACCTTCCTGTGAGTTGAATTAGACCCCTACCATGAAAGCGCCACCCATCTCCATCCTCGGTATTGCCTAAATCAGCTCTGCCACCATAGACTTTATTGGCTATTTTTTCAGGATTTCGCTCAAATTGAGTCGCTATTTCTAGGCTTGGAAATCGGCTTGGCCATGTTGCCATAAGACCTTTAGCCGAATAATTCAGGTTTTCTTCTAAGGTTTTAAAGTTAGCTGACTCATGCCCACATTGACCAATAAAAGCAGCTTGTCTTGTAGGAGTGTTTATTTCGTATTTTTCAAAGGTTTTTAATAAAGGCTCAAGCCACTTACCTTCAATTCCTAGAGCTAATAATTGAGCTTCAAGCATCTTTTTTGCCTTGTTTCATTTCCATTACTTTTTCAACAGTTCTGCCACCAAAATAAGCTAAAAATACTATCTGGCCCCAGCTTCCAAGCAAATTTACATAGCTTTCCTGTGCGTTATATCCAAAAGCGCTCATAGCAGTAAAAAGAAAATAAGCCAAAAATATAGCGATTAAAGCCAATGGTCTGATGTTTTTAGATAACCAAGAATCGCTAGACATATCTGCTTGCCAACGCTTAGTAATTTCTTGAGATTCTGCAATATCGGCATTGATTTTGGCTAATTCGCCATTTTGTTGCATTTGCATCAGCTCTAATTGTGCTTTAGCTTTCTGTTCAGGATCAGGAAAAAATTTATCAATTAACTTACCGCCAATGTCTAGTAATGCGCCTAGTGGAAACATTATCTTTTGCTCCTTTCCTCTATCAATTTGACTCGCACATGAAGTTCGTGTATTTCTTTGTAGATTTCCTCACGCATTTTTGCTCTGCGTTCTGCTGAAATAGGACTGTCTGTAGGTATGCCTTCGCTAGTAATCAACGCTGGCATTTTGCCTTCAATTTGGGTTAAACGAGTTTGAAATGAAGATACTTGACCAAGCAGCCAAGCTATACAAGCTACAAGAATAGGAATTACTGCTTTTAATACATCTTGCATATTCATTAAAACGCTCCCAAAATAAACTTTAGCCACAAAGTTACAATCAAAGCTGCCATAAAACAATAAAATTGCACTCGCCTTACTGCTTTTAGATCGTGCTGAAATTCTTCGTTAGATTTGCGTTCCATGTTTTCAATATCCAACTTAATCTTTAATACCGCTTCCCACTCTTTTGCACCATACTTTTTTACAAAATCAATTTTTAGTTTGGCTTCCTGATCGCTAATTTGTTTCTTTTTTTGCCAATCTTCTAATGCTTTAATTAACGCTGTTTGTTTCTTAAATTCTGCTTCTCTTGCTGCTCTGCGCCTTTCTTGAGCTTTTTGTTGAGCTACATCTGTTGCATCTTGTTGTATATCTTCAATACTTTTGCTGAGTTGTTTTGATGCTTGACGAGCAGAATCCAAGCCACTACTTAGGGTTTTGATCCCTTCGGAAAAACCAAATTGATCTGACATAAATTATCATTTGTTTGAGATATAGCTTCCAAATAATCCAATAATTCCGCTAATTGCAGATACGATAGCCATCCCCATCCAAAAACCGCCTCTAGATTTGTTTGCAAGAGCAACTAACTCCTCAAGTTTAGACTCCATTTTGTCTATTTTTTGTGACATTTGTTCTAATTGTTTTTCGTTGTTCTCTACAGTATTCCAAAGAACACCATATTTAACTGGATCTAGCTCAAATGACATATCCACTCTAAGCCTTCATAATGTAAGCAAGTGCATAGTAAGGAGGCAAATTAGCGTTAGTTCCGCTTACACCAGCAGTTGCGTTGGCTACGCTTATGCCAGTTACCGCAGTTTCTGTAACTTTAGTTGTTAAGTTTGGTGCTATGTTTGCATTAAATCCACTACCACCACCTGGTAATTCATTAGTGCCTTTAATATTATGTATATGACCTGGATCAGTAACAGTAGCAGTATGGGTATGACTGACTACAATCGCATCCGCAGAACCGCCTGTAGCATTTACCGCATAAGTATTACCAGCTCCAACAATAAAACGATCCCTCAAATCAGGAGTTCCATTTGCTCCATTACACAAATACCAAGTAGCAGGAATAGAACCAGTTGATCCTGACCATAACAAAATGCAACCACTAGGAACAGCAGGAGCTGAAGCTGGAGCATTTTGCAAAATTGGGTAAATATTGTCTAAAGTCTGAATCAATACCGCATCAGCATTTTGAAGAACAAACTTGTAAGAATAACCAGTTAGTAACCAAATTTGCTGTGGAGTTCTGCCTGAAGCATCCAAAACAATAGGATTAGGATTAGCTACAGTTCCGCTACTGGTAGTGTAAGTTACTAATGGTGTAGAAGATCCTCCTTGATAGGTGTAGATTAGACCACCAGCTAAGGGAACTCCATTGTCATCAAAGAATTGCTGACCTACTCCGTATGGGGATAAAAGAACTGATGCCATAATTATTCCTTACCTATGTCTTTAAGTTTAATTCCTGCTTTTGGTGAAAGTCGTTTTTCAGACTCCTCTTGAGCTGCTTTTGCTGCTGCTTTTGCTTGTCTTTCTGCTTTCATACCGCCAAGAGTGCTTCTTAAAATTGTTCCTCCAAATGGAACTTTCATATTTATTGCTGATTCTGTAAGTCCAGCAGCAATGTTTCCAGCAGTTTCTCTTGCAGCTTTGGCAGCGTTTTCTTGTCTAAGTATTTCTGTATTTGACACATTGACAGAATGAACACCTTTTCTTGGTTCACTTAAATTAGCAACATCAGCTAAGTCTTGCAAATCTTTTACAGTCATATTGTCAAACATTACAGGCAAATTAGACTTATTTTGCTCGTAAATTATTTTGTTTAAGTTTGCTTGGCTTACTGTTCCTTTATCATTCCTAATGCCTGAATTTAATTTAAATTCATCAATCTTTAATTTATTTAACGCTTGATGTTCAGGAGAATTTCTACCAATTAAATCCAACATTCTTTCAATGTTTACTTGAGGAGTATTGGAAGCATAATGTTTGGCAACAAAGTTATTAGCAGCAGGATGAGGAATTCCAGCTTCTATTTCGTCAGGAGTTCTAGTATCAGAAATAGCTGCTTTATAAGCTGGATTTTTTTCTTTAGCTTTTAATGCAGCGACTGCTTTTCTAGCTTCATCATATAAGGGTTTATACTGAGCAAACTCATCTTTAATAGGAACTTGCTCTAATTTTTCTCTGATAATGCTTGCTGCTTGAGCTTCTAAAGGATCTTTTGAGGTTCTTGCAATAGTAGCTGTATCGGTTCTAAAGTTTTCATATTGTTCAGGAGTCATAAACCCTTGAGCCAATACTTCATCTAAATCAGCTTGTAGTCTTGCAGGAACATATCTAGTTCTTTGTTTTTCTTTTAGACCATTAATAATGTTTTCTCTCAAAGCTCCAATATCAATAGGCGCTTGTGATCCACCAGAAGCTCGATTTGCTTTTTCATACAAAGCTCTGATATTTGCTTGGTCATTAATGTAATCATTTTTTAACTTATCCAATGGCATTGAAGCCAATCGAATTGGATCGTTATCAAATACATCAGGAGAAACTTTTTCTTTGATTGTGTTAAATCCTTGAATTAGCTTAGGATCACGCTCCTCAAATCTAGCTTGTAAATTAGGATCTGTTTTCCTAGCATTAAACTCATTTGACATCAAAGATGTGTTTTCTAATGCTTGTCCTTCTGTTGGAACTAAACCATATTTAGCAAATTTGTTATGGTTTTCAATGACTTTAATGTTTTCTTCTGTAGCTAATTTTTCAATAGGAGTATTTTTTAATGATTCTTTTAAATAATCAGGAGCTTCAGTTAATGCAACCTGAACCCTATTTTGTAGATTTGTTTCAGCAGCTCCAACTCCTGCCATTGGTTTAGCACTAGGAGCTTGAACAGTTTTTGGAAAACGATTATCAAATTGCTCTTGAAGTTTTAATACAGTAGTCTTTGGACTAGGCAATTTAGCTCCAACACCAACTCCTAATGTGCCAAGCATATTTTCCACATCTTGCTTTGGTATGCCTGTTTTTTGGGAAATAGCATCAGCTCCTTCACCAATGTATTGCCCAATCTTATCCATGATTCTGCGAGTTGCTTCTTGCTTGTATGCAGGATCTTCTGTAATACCAAAAGTTTTTCCAATAGAAGGAGCGTTAGCTACCTTTTGAGCTGTTGCAGTTGCTTCTTCAGGAGATTGACCAAAAGCTCTGCCACCAGCATATACAACTTGACTAGCAGCAGCAGGAACAGCGCTTATAGCTATATCTGCAACAGAAGCTAAACCTTTAAGTAAATTTTTGCGTTCTTCTAAACGAGGTATTTTAGGTGTTAATTTTTTAGGTTCTTCTTTAGCTGGTTCTGCTTTGCCACCCATTAAAAAGCTACCAAAGTCATCTGTTTCTTCTTTGGCAGAAGGTTCAGTAGTTGTTTGAGCAACTGCTGATTTAGCGCCACCAATTACTTTGTTTACATATGGAGTTGGATCTTTTGTTATATGACCACCATATGCAGCTAAAGCCTTGTCTAAACTACCTGTTTTATTAACTAAAGTAGTTAAATAATGACGAGCTGCTTCTCTAGCTTGACTTGGATTAAATGGATTAAATTCATATCCTTGTTCATGCAACATTTTTACAGTAGATGGGATAAATTGATAATCTCCCATAGCTCCTGATTGTTTATTTAAAGCATACTTTTGATTACCGCTTTCTGTGCGTTTAAGACTATCCAATAACTCCTCAGTAATAACAGGAGAGCTTCCTTTTGATGCAACAGGATTAGCTTGAGGGTTGGGCTTTGTTTGCCCACCCATTAAGAATTGTCCAAAATCATCCATTAAAGAGTTCCTGTTTGCTCTAATCTCTTGATGTTATTGTATTGCTCATTAAAAATCTTTAATTGATTTTTATCAGTTCCCAACAATTCATCTCTAGCTTTTGCTTTTTCATCTTTAGACATTCTTGGATCATTAAAGATATTCATTGCTTGGAATATCTTAGGATCAGCATTTTTAGACCACATTTGCTCAAATGACTTTAAGTTTTGATCTCCAAATTTGTCAGAGAATTTTTTAATTGCTGTCGCTTTTGAGTCAAGAGCTGTCATG